CTCGTACATGCTGATTTGAGACGCGATCGGAAGCTTCGCTCAAGTCGAGCGTCGCAAGATTCCCATATAGGGAACCATGACGAGCAAGTTCCTGGTTAGGAACTTGGTCATCTATTCCGATCATGAGACTAAGGTGGTTTTCCTTAGTTAACTCATCACGGATCACCGACAGAACTGACTGCTGTGCATACTGCATAGCAGTTGGCTCAATACCGATGATCCGCGGTGTCTTTTGCGTTTTAGGGACGGAAATAACCCTTACGGGAATTTCCGAACCGGGTTCGAGGATGTCGACGTCCTCTAAATGCTCGTAGAAACGAGCATTTGGAAGGATATTCTCCACAAGTGGAAAATATCCGTCGAGGCGTCTGGGCCAGGTGGACTGCAGATACTTAGCATTGCTGCTAAGTTTTTCCGCAGTGGCACCAGGACCATGTTTGGGGATATGAGTTCCCTCATAGATCTTACGATCTATTCGAGAAAACATACTCGCAAACAAAAGCGATGAAACACGCCTAAAATCATCACGGGTTTGTTTACCCGCAGATGACAATAAAGCGCGATCATTCGCTCTGACATCCTGCTCACAATGGACATATCCACGCATTGCTTCGTCCTCCCTTTCGGGAGTACAAGGCAACGCTATCTTTTCGAACATCAACGTTAGTTGACGAATCGATTGGATAGCGTCTATGCATGGACGGTCCAACAACACACCACTAGTCCGGTCAAACACACGACCGAGGAAACCCCTGAAAAGTTCGGGGCTACCGTCTCTCCAGCTAAAGCGCTGGAAGAGATTGCGGTCTACCCAACCTTGGTCAAGACCTTTTTGGAGGTCTTTTCCAAATTCGGGTAAGGTTATCGTTAAAAACGATAACCCCTCGTGTTTGCACCGACCCTGGATCGTTTTTAGATCCATGGTGATGCTAGTGTGACATCTGATGGCACAATCTTGCGCCATCATTTTCCAGAGCAACATTAGGCTTTTCAAAGCCCCTCCTTCCTGACGGATTGAGGTTAGCTTTCCTTAGCCTATGTTACCTCCGAACCCACTCGCTGCCCAGATGCAAAACATCAGGACAACGGGATGGTTTAGGTGCTGACCAAAATTCATCGCACACTTCCCTCCACCCATCTATGATGGGGGAAGGGATACCTGCATGGATACCGTTGTCCATCACGGACACGATAGCCAGCAAGATTGCTACGAAAAGTGCTATCCAAAGCACTAATAATAGCATGTATGCGAGAACGGTTCTGCACCTAACTCTCACCGCCAAGAACCTTGTCGATGAGAGCATCCGAAGAGGCTGTGTAGAGGGCTTTAAAACCCGCATACACGGCCTTAACCTCGGCATTCGTGTACCCTACGACCGGAACGTCGAAGACCATGTAATTCGACATGGACACTTCTCTGTTCTGGTCCGGGATAAACGGATCTGCCGTGATCTTCGAATGATCAACTCGGAGGACCCGTCGGTTCCTACGCCCGTAGGCGTGGGAGGCCAACAGATCCACGAGCCCATCAGAGCTCGAGTATTTCGACTCGTTTACCCCAGAACTAATCCGGGGTAGCGAAATCGGCGTACCCGAAATCGTGATGGATTGTGGGTCGGTGAATGCCATAGGCATTGCTCCTTCTGCTCACTCGAAGTGAGCGATTGTGGTGTATGGACAGTGCAAACTGTCCCACTACGATCGGGATATTCCGAGCGCAGCAGCAATGGAGAGTTGGAAAGGTGACAAACCTTCCCAGCTTACTCCAAAACCAAAGGGGTTAGCTTTGATCCGTTTCTTGGTCTCACTGACCAAGGAAACAGGTCTCATTGGAAAGGGCATTCCCGAAAGGGATACCCCGTCCAAACTATAGGTCCTAGTGTGAACAGTATGTTCCATTAGGTACCCATAGTGCATCACCAGGCCTTGGGTAGCAACATCAGAGAGGTTCGATAGAACATCTCCTGTATTGCTAAACCAATCGATGGCCCATGACCAGGGTGTGATCTCCCAGAGCACATCTGGCGTTAATGACAGACCAAAAAGTTTGTCTGCCATAGCTGCCAGTGACGCGATACCACCTCGACCAGTCGAGTTGAGGGGTACCCCGTAACTAAATGCTCCGGAGAACCATGTCTGACGCAACTGTTCGTCGCGTACAGACCACACACCTGGTGAGAACGGTTTGGAACCAGCCCCAGTTACGGAATAAATCGTCGAAGTAGGCGATTTACTCCCACTGAGGATGGTTTCAGTGACTGTTCTCTGCGTAGGGAGATTGCGTCGTCTTCGGACAAGTTTCCCCATGTCACGTTCGTATTGTGAGATGATTTTCTCACTATTACGAATTGTATCAGCAAAACTGCTGATATCGTGAATTAGGGGATCCCAACCGAACTCCTTATTCAGATACTCATCACCCGCATTGCGGGCAGTGAGTGCTCTGTCTCGCCAAGACCGAGAACCAATGATTGACGGTAAACCGTCTTTCACTGTCTCAGCCAGGGCGACTAGGAGGTTAGACGATGCGTTGGTAGGTTTGCATTGGGCTATAGCCGTGGCACCCTTGACTACAAGATCCGCATCCGCGGAATGTAGAAAAGTAGGCCACAGTGGCTTTAGACCCCCTGCAGTCTCGATAGGAACATAGAAGCAGTTCTCGTGATATTCACGAGCTGCATCAGGACCTGTCGGGAACGTTTTACTCTGCGTGCGGCCGCGCGACTCTTTCATAAGAGTTGCGTACCGTCGTTTAGAGAAAAATGCTCCACCAGCGTCACCACTGAATCCACCCTTTTTGGGTGGCCAGTCGTGCTTCTCGGACTCAGTAACCTGGGTCCCATCCAAGGAAAAGGCATCCAAAGATGTGAATCCCGTCCAAGGGGTCCACACATTGGTTGCTCTCTTCAGGGCGCGTTCGCGTCCTTTCGTCGTAGCTACACCATAATTATGGTTGCGCTCTCGAACGATCTTGGTTGCCATACGTACACTCCTCTGGTAGAATTACCAACCTTCGTTGGTAGGTGTCTGCACTGCATAGCT